CTTGATAATTTCAAAAAACAAGCATATAGCCAATTTATTACTAACGCTGAACTTGGTGGCGCATTATCGACTGCTCAAACCGAATTGAAAAAGTATGTCAAAGAAGAAACAGACGAGAAGACAAGCGCTATTCGTGAAATAATCACAAATAGATTCGTCGCAAAAAGCACTTACCTTGAAAGTGTTGAAGGCATTAACCAACGTTTTGAAACCCTCAAACGAGATAACGAGGCAAAACTAGCCGATTACAAGCAAGGCATAGATGGACGATTCGCTAATATCGCTAGTCAGATGGCGGGCAAGGTCAATCAGATTGACTTCCAGCGTGTGAGAGAAACCAGTCAATTATACGAGCGAATTTTAGGTGGTGCTGAAAACGGTATTGCTGATAATGTCGCCCGTATGGCTATGACAAGTCAACTCTTTCAAGTTGAAGTTGCTAAAAACGTCGGAGATAGTCGAAATTTTGTCAGAAATGCTGATTTTCGAGAGGGTTCAAAAAATTGGACAGAAACGAACGTAACCGGATTGAATTTCAACTATGAACATTCAATAAAAAACAAAGGCAAATCAGGCGTACATATCTATGGTTCGGCTGGTAATAGAGAATTTTACGGGTTAGAACAAGCAATCAAAATTAACGCATCAAAAGATGACAAGATAAATCTTTCGTTCTTGTTATCAAAAGACGGAGGTAGTGATTTAAGTAGCTTATGGATTGTCTTACACTTCAGAAAAAATAATGTTACTTTGAAACAGTCTTGGAAAACTATTAAGAATGCAGAGATAAGTTACAGTTATGTGAAACAAAATCTAAGCTATACTTTACCAGTAGATGTCGATGAAATAACCTTGTTCTTTTATGGCGAGAAAGGAAAGACAATCAACCTTTACATTTCAGAGGTCAAGCTAGAAACTGGAAGTCAAGCGACATCATTCACGCTTGCTCCAGAGGATACTGAAGAAGCTGTTAAGACGGTTCAAACGCAACTTTCTAATTCGTGGGCGGTTCGTTCATTAAATAGCGCTGGAGATATCCTCGGACAGTTGAATTTGAATAAAGACGGTTCGGTTCGTATCAATGATGCCCTTGTTGCCGTTGGGGACAAAACTTACATTAAAGACGGCGTGATTAAAAAATCCATGATTGGTAATGCTCAAATCGGCACGGCGCATATTGGCGAAATTGACGCAAGTCAAGCAAGGCTTATCAATGTATCAGCGAAGAACATTGTCGCAGAGGGATTGACGGCGAACATTATCCGAGGCGGAAAACTATCGTCGTTAAACGGTCAATCAGATTTTGATTTACAGACTGGCTGGCTTGAAATGAACCAAGCAGGCGTTGGTATCAAAAATCAATTTGCTGGGCGACCACTTCAATATCTTGTTTTCGGTCAAGGTGCTATTAGTGGCAAACCCGGTTCATATACCGCTTTAATGTCAAATTCACACGGCCGTGTCAAAATGGACGACGGTTCAGCTGGGATTCAAATTTGGAATACGAATGACAACACAACCGCAGTTAACATTTATGGTGACGTGGTTGAGTTCATGTATAACGCAAAAGACGAAAAGTCGATTGTAATTGACAACATTACGAATAGTCTTCTGAATATTGAAGATATTACTTTCAAAGGGCACTCGCTAACTACAATATTGAATCGCATCTTTTCGAATTTTAGAGTTTTGTGGGACGGTGGAGCAAATATTCCTCGTGAATATTATAACTACTGGAACGGCGATAAATAGAGAGGCAAATAATGAACACAGCAGACAAAGTTATTAACGACCTAGCAATTCAACTTGCTAACAAAACTATTGAATGCGCAAATTACAAGGCGCTTTACGAAGAAGCACAAGCGCAACTTCAAAAATTACAAGCAGAAATGCAGAAAGAAACAAAAAAAGAGGAACAATAATATATGACATTTAAAGTAGTAAACAAATATTTACAAGAAAACAATCGTACTTTCGTTGCTATCCGACAAGAAGCACCATATACGGCATTTGACCGTGTTTTGATTGGTGACCGTGTGAACGAAATAGACGAAGTTCTTATCCAAGCGGTACTCGGTCAAATCGCTACTGAATTAAATCCAGCGGACGGGGTGAAGAAGCTACAAGAAGACTTGCACACACAAGCGCAAGACTATGAAGCAAAACTCGAACAGAAAGACGCTAAAATTGCGGAAGTGAAAGCCGTCGCAGATTGGGCAGTATTGGCACGGGTTACTGATACGGATAACCCGCTTGATCCAACTGTCTTCAAACGCGGACTTGAACTTGTCGAACTCGGAAAAACTGGCAAGACTTACCAATCGCAAGAAATTTTCACACTTGAAAATCCGAACCATGTCGAAAAATTCCAAGAAGGAAAACGTGTCATGATTCAAGTCAATGAGCCGTTCACATATCAAGGACAAACGCTTGAACAACTTGCAGACCTTGAACAAAACGGAAAATTGGGTGTTTGGAAGTGGACTGAACCGAAAAAAGACACAAACGCTAACGAGTTAGAAACACAACCCGTTCAATAGACCACTATTTCAGAAAAGGGGTGGTTTAATTGGAATTTATAACTTTACTTGATAAACTCACGCCCGTTTTAATTGTGATTATTCCAAGTTATTTCTCATTCAAAAGTACGCAGAATACAAAAGAAACTGAAAAACAAATCAACGTTCTATCAGATAAAATCGGGGAACTTGAAAAATCAGTTCACGCAGTCGAGGAAATTGGAAAAGATAACAATAAAAATCTTTCGCTTATCGGAAAAGGATTGCAACGGTTACAACGCTTTCGATTGCAAGAAAACTTGAAAAAATCAATACGACGTGGAAATACAAGTCAGCATGAAATCGAAGAACTTTCACGACTTTATGAAAGCTACGTCGAATTAGGCGGAAACGGTGCTATCAAAATACTGTTTGAGAAATTTCTCGAACTAGAAATCAAAGAGGAAAATGATGATGAATAAAATTAACTGGTCAGTACGACTTAAAAATAAAAACTTTTGGCTTGCTTTAGTGCCGGCTTTAGCACTACTTGCGCAAGCATTTGCAAATATCTTCAATTTTTCACTAGAGTTTGGCGATACAGTTGATAAAATTCTAGTGTTTATCAATGTTTTGTTTGCGTTTCTTGTATTGGTTGGCGTTGTCAATGATCCGACAACCGCCGGACTTTCAGATAGTGAAAGAGCGTTGACTTATACAAAACCACACGAAGAATAAGAAAAGGCCTTTTTATAAGGCTTTTTTATTTTGTATGAAAGGGGGCAACCTTTGAAGAAAATTATTAAACGACAAACTGGCGTTTGTGTCAACGTCCGAGATAATTCAGATAGAGTGAAAGAGGAATTTTATTCACACGATAAAAATAACGCATTCATCGAGTTACGACTGAATAACGTAAACGCTGAAAAAGTTATCGTCTTATTCCATTTCAAAACGACAAATCGTTTCTTGGAAGTCGTCGGAGTGGTTGAAGATAACATCGCATCTATTCCATTCGATACTAGCTTAATTACAACCGATGAAATCGTTGACGGGTTTGTTTATGCTGAAAAAGTCGTACAATCAGCGGACATCTTGAAATTCTCGTTTGGCGTGCGTGTATCTGAAATTGACAAACATAGCGAATTGCCGGTTATTGAGAAAGACACAAAACGCATCGTGGCCTTGACGGATATTGTAACGAAAGCTGAACTAGAAGAAGCAATCAAGAATATTCATGTCGAGGGTGCAACGTTTGACGATTCAGAAATCATTAGACGTTTACAAGCACTTGAAACGAAACCGGAAATCGACACAAGCGGGTTTGCTACAAAGCAAGAACTAGCAAGCAAAGTTGAACGTACCGAAATAAGCCATATTTCAGCCGATATTGAAGCGTTAAAGACGAAGACGGATAAAGATACCGTGTACGACGATAGCGCCCTTAGAGAGCGTGTGACGGCGTTAGAAAACAAGACAGATAATGATACTGTATATAACGATACAGAAATCAAGCAACGCTTGGAAGTTTTGGAACACAAACCAAGCGTGAATACTAGCGAATTAGTTACCAAGGAAGAATTGGATTCTAAAGGCTACTTAACCGAGCATCAATCATTGTCTAACTATGCAACAAAGCAAGAAATACCGCAACCGTACAATGATGCAGAATTAAAAGAGCGATTGAATCGGTTAGAAAATAAGCCGGCTATTGATACCTCAATTTTTGTAACAAACGAGGTATTAAATAGCAAGGGTTATCTTACTGAACATCAAAGCCTAGAGGGATATGCTAAAAAATCAGAAATTCCACAACCTTATAACGACACCGATGTCAAACAAAGACTTTCAGTTGTCGAGCGAAAAGGGGAAGGTTACGCAACTAAAGAACAACTTGCATCTATTCCTAAAAATCCTCAAAAATTGACCTTATCCGGAAACACGCTCATTCTGTCTGACGGTGGGGGTAGTGTAACGCTACCAAGTCAACCGGCATCAAACACACCCGCTGGACAAGTCAATCAGTACGAAATTCACGGAACTGGTATGCCAAACGGCAAGGTTACAGCACCAGTTGGAACTACTTACGTCGATACGGCAGTTACTAATGGAGCTTTGAAGTGGATAAAGCGAAAAGGAACTGACTCTCAGGGCTGGGAAGTCTTGACGGGTGATACTGGTTGGCGAACGCTGAATATTGTCTCAAAGTTAGGCGCATCTTATCTTAAAGTACGTCGTAAAAATGATACAGTCATGTATCAATTCGGCGGGTTGTCGTGGGGCTGGTTTGGTATTGTAAGGCGTGGTGGCGCTGGGTATCAAGTCCAGCCATCTGACCGTGAAAGAAACTGTTATATTCTAGGTTTAGGCGGAGTACCAGTAGGCTTCCGCTCAGAGTTTAGCTTGATTGGTGGTATTTACAACGACAAGGGCACGCCATACGGAACATGGTACTTGGGTGGTGCTGGAGATAGTAATATGCTGAGATTTCAGTTTACTGATCCAGTCCCGACCGACCGAGATATCGGAGATATTCGTGTAAGTTCAATATCGTATCTTACGAGTGAACCTTGGCCTAATGTCTTACCATAAGAAAGGAAAATAAAAATGGTAAAAATTATCAATACAAATGTATTCAGAGGAATTGCGGGCGCCCGCCCGACTGAAAAACCTAAGTATTACATCATGCACAATGACGCTGGAAGTATGTCCGCAGAAAGCTATGTAGATTGGCTTCAATCTCGTTATGATAACGGGCAATCGGAACTTGGTTTTGCACATTATTACATTACTAAGGACACAATCGCAAGGGTGGAAAACACTTATAACGGAACGTGGAGTGCTGCGAACTATGACGCTAACATGAACTCAATTAGCTATGAAGTATGTCAGCAATTCAGCACAAGCGATGCTGATTTCATCGAAAATGAAAACATGGTACTGCGACAAATGGCTGAAGACATGACTTACTACGGCGATACACCGAATTATAGCAATATCAAGTTCCATAATGAGTTTTCAAGCACGTCTTGTCCTGCTCGTTCTTTAGCGCTTCATGGTGGATATAATGACACTTTGAGAGATTACGTTATCGCTAAAATCAAGTATTATCAAAGCCTTGGTTCAACCGTCCAAGAAATGCTTGCAAGCGACGGACAAGAAGGCTGGAAGAAAAATTCTAGTGGTTGGTGGTACGTCAATTCAGACGGAACTTATCCGAAAAATAAATGGCAAAAAATCAACGGTGTCTATTATTTCTTCGACCAAAACGGCTACATGAAAGCTAACGCATGGCACAAGCATTCAGACGGACATTGGTATTACTTGTTACCAAACGGCGCAATGGCTACTGGTTGGATTTTAGTCAGCAATAAATGGTACTATTTCGACAAAGACGGCGCAATGAAAACCGGCTGGGTTAAGTATAAGGATGTATGGTACTTCCTCGACTATCAGCAAGGCGCTATGGTTTCAAATGCTTTTGTCAAATCTGCTGACGGTAAAGGTTGGTACTACCTAAAATCTGACGGATCACTTGCTGAAAAGCTAGAATTTACTGTCGAGCCTAACGGCTTGATTACCACGAAATAAATAGAAAGACTTTCAGAATTTAATTACACTTGACCGCTGGCGTTTGCTGGCGGTTTTTTTGTTTGCTCAAAATGTATTTTACTCTAACTAATCATGATTGGACGTTTAACGTC